GCTGGTTAAACAGCTGGGCGCTGATGTAGTGACAAACCCTGATTTATTGCTGGGCTATCGCTTTGCTGCGATGTCAGCAGCGGCATGGTGGAAGAATCACGGATTAAACGAGCTGGCAGACTCTGATGATGTTACCCGCATCACCAGACTCATTAACGGTGGCACCAATGGTCTGGACGACCGGAAATCCCGCTTATCAAAATCTAAGGGGATTCTATGTTCAACGTAATCGGCTTTATCCGAAACAATTCAGGTCTGGTCATCATCGGTCTTATTTGCGTGGCGCTGTGGGGACTGAACGCCAGTAATTCACAGCTGAAGGCAACGAACGACAGGCTTGAGAAGTTGGCAAACAGCAAAGACGAGCAGATTAACGACCTGCGCTCTAAGAACGATGGACTGGCATCAAGCGTCACTGAGCTGGTAACAGCAGTTAAGCAGCAAAACGATGTGATGAGTCAGGTCACCGAGCAGCGTGCTGTAACAGCCCAGCAGAACCGGAAACTACAGAATGAAATTAAGCGTTACCTTGCGGCGGACAAGTGTGCTGTTGCTCCTGTTCCCCCTGAAGCTGCTGACAGGCTGCGCGACGCAGCAAAAGCCGCTGGTGGAGTACCGGACAGTAAAGCAGCCTCAGCTAAGCCTTCCAGCTGAACTGATCAGCCCAATTGATGTGCCAGCGCCATCACAAGATATGAAGTTCGGCGACAGTGTTGCGCTTAACGCAGAGTTATATGGTTTGCTGGGGCAGTGCAACATCGACAGGGCTGGCATCCGGAAAATTGAGCAGAACAGAAAAGGTAGCGACTGAAAAGTATGACATGACCTGAACAGTGATTGTCTGTGTATATTTAGCGCCCTTGTAGGCTGGTGAGTTATTAATTACATAATTTGGCTTTTCGGTCACATCACCCTCAGTTGGAGTTAATGACCATCACGAGGCACAATCGCGAGAGCGCCTGATGAGCATCCGTTGAGAGAATAGTTAGCTGCAGACAGACTGAGCCTGCAGCCAGTTTAACTTAGTCGTGAGAAACGCAAATAAACTCTGGATCGTACTCAACGATAATTGCGTCCGATATACCTGTAACGCCATTGCAGCTCACATCATGCTCAATGGTAAAGCCGACCTCAACGTAAACTTCCCACTTAGCAATACTGCCGTCTGCAAGTTCAGCTTCAAATTCAAAGATCATTGTTTGAGTATCTTCTTTGAAGCTAGGCGAACCGACTTTGTAAGACTTAACAAAGCATGGTTCTGCTGTGTACGAATCTTCTTCGAAAAGATACCCAAAATCACCATTTGGTTCGATTGTAAATGCCACACTGAGCTCCTTAAGGTGAGTGAGCATAAAAATTTATGCTCAACTTCGACATTATTCCGATTGTCTTAATTTTCAATCAGTCGGGGTAAAATTATTACCGATCCCCTTGACATATTATCGATATTGGAATTAATCCAAGCCCGCACAATACGTTAAAATGTTGGGGCACATATGGATGGTTGCGCTAAGCACATAAGGATGTGCAACGCGCCAGTATGATGGCGTGTCATGCTGTAGCCCGTCCATGCTTATACTGTTGAGTTCATCACTAAGAGCTCGCACATATGCCCTTGTGACGCTTCAGCTTACTCCTAAGGCTCTGGGAAAAACACAGTGAAAGAATAAGAAGGGTTAGAGCTACTAATTTTTAGCGTCTTACTTACATCATCCCATTTCATGTCTTGCCAGTCGGTATTGTAAGCTTGGTAATCTCCAATCTTAACATCAAAGTAAAACTGGATTTTATTACTATCAATCGAGATAGAAACAGTGTGTTTCTTACCTTCTATGTAACCTTCAACGGTTTTGTAAAGGTCAGAAGATATGCCTAAGTGCTCACGGCAAGCTTGAGCTGCCTCTACTGAATCAATGCTCATAAAACCTCCTATAAAGAATTCGACTTATATATCGGCAACGATGCGAGTAAACTTTAGTATTGCTAATACTAAATTGTTACATGACGAAAACTGCAATCTCTGAGTTCAATTTTAAGCAAAAAAATTAAGTTATCGGCTGGTGGTTTCACCATTGCTGAGGGTTATCTACATCCAGCCAGCAGGAAACTCTAATGTCCGAACCTCGCATCTACAACAGCCGCTGGGACAAAGCTAGGCTGTCATTCCTCAAGTCTCACCCTCTCTGCGCAATGTGCCACAGACAGGGCAGAGCAGTGGCAGCTGCTGTCGTTGACCACATCAAGCCACACAGGCTAAAGGAGGCCATCAACAGCGGTAAGCAGGACGAGATAGCGAAGGCTCAGAAGCTCTTCTGGGACAAGGCCAACTGGCAGCCGCTCTGCAAGCAACATCACGACTCGACCAAACAGCGCGAAGAGAAGCGCGGCCACGTCATCGGGTGTGATGAGAACGGCGTGCCCCTCGACCCGTCATCCCATTGGCGCAAATGATAATAAATATCATTTATTGGAGGGTAAGAGGTGTAAGGCTAAATGAGAACAATTATCAATCACTATTGAGGGAGGGCGGGTGCAGAGTTCAGGGGGCCACGACCTCATGACCGCCCGCCCCCCTTTTTATGCACAACCGCGAAATGAAAAGTTTTTTTCTGGGAGGTTTTTATGGCCGGAAGACGACCAAAACCGACCCACCTTAAGGTCGTTACCGGCAATCCGGGCAAGCGAAAACTTAACGACAAAGAGCCTGCACCCGCGAGAGAAATCCCCAGCCCGCCGTCACACCTCACCGATTGGGGAAAGGTTGCGTGGGGAAAGCTGACCGTTCTGCTTGATGGAATGGGCGTGCTGACCGTCGCCGATGTTCTTGCGCTGGAAAGGCTCTGCGATATCTATGCCGACATTCTTCAGCTGCGAATCACTATTGCCGAAGAGGGAAGGACATACACGGTTCAGACCGAAGGCGGATTTCTTATCAAGGCCAACCCGGCTGTTTCAATGCTGGCTGATGCAGACCGGCGCTTCAAAAGCTACCTGGTAGAGTTCGGCCTGACACCGGCTGCCCGGTCAAAGGTGAACGTGAATGGTGGAGAAAAAGAAGAAGACCCGCTCAACCAGTTCTTCGGTTGATCCGGCGACGCAGTATGCAATGGACGTTACCAGCGGGGCTGTTCTTGCCGGGCCAGATATCCGCGCTGCATGCGCCCGCCACATCCGGGATTTGGAAGAAGGGCCAAAGCGTGGACTGTTCTGGGATGTCGAAGCGGTTACGCGTGTTGTTAACTTCTTTGCTCAGGTCCTGAAGCTCAACGGGGGCGAGCATGAAGGTAAGCCTTTCATCCTGCTGCCGTGGCAATGTTTCATTGTTGGCTCCCTGTTCGGCTGGAAGGCGGAAGACGGCACACGTCGATTTCGCATGAGTTACATCGAGTCCGGCAAGGGTTCTGGCAAGTCGCCGCTTGCGGGCGGCGTCGGTCTTTACCTGCTGATGGCAGACAAGGAACCCCGCGCCGAAGTCTACGCGGCGGCCACGAAAAAAGACCAGGCAATGATCCTGTTCCGCGATGCGGTAACGATGGTCGATCAGTCGCCCGCGCTGGCACAGCGCATCACCAAATCTGGCACCGGGCTTAACGTGTGGAACCTTGCGTTCCTGCAGACAGGCTCTTTCTTTAAGCCGATCAGCTCTGATGATGGTCAGTCAGGCCCGCGCCCGCACGGCGCACTGATTGACGAAGTGCATGAGCACAAAACAAACGCCGTTGTTGAGATGATGCGCGCCGGTACAAAGGGCCGCCGTCAGGCGCTGATGTTCCTCATCACCAACAGCGGCCACGATAAAACCAGTGTCTGTTTCGAATATCACGAATACGGTCGCAAGGTGGCAGCCGGTGATTTAGTCGATGACAGCTTTTTCAGCTTCATCTGCTCGCTGGATGAGGGCGACGACCCGTTTAAAGATGAATCCTGCTGGGGTAAAGCTAACCCGTCACTGGGGCAGACCTTCACGGATAAATACCTGCGGGAGCAGGTGACTCAGGCCCGCGGCATGCCATCAAAAGAGAGCATTGTCCGACGCCTGAACTTTTGCCAGTGGGTGGAAGCGTCCGATCCGTGGATTGACAGCGACACCTGGATGAAGTGCGAGCAGGAGTTTGACCCGGAAGATTTGGCGGGCGAAGAGTGCTATGGCGGGCTGGACCTGTCAGGCTCCCGCGATCTGACCGCGCTGGCGCTTTACTTCCCGAAATCCAAAAAGCTTTTAGTTGAGTTCTGGACGCCGAAAGATTCCCTGCTGGAGAGAGCCAAGACTGACCACGTTCCCTATGACGCCTGGCTGCGTAATGGCTTCATTCACGCACCACCGGGTAAGGCAGTCAACTACGGTTTTGTAGCGGTGCGCATCGGTGAGCTCGCAGCCAGATACGACATTAAGTGCATCGCGTTTGACCAGTACCGTATCAAGTATCTGGAGCCAGAACTCGAAAGCGAGTCTGTGAGCGTTGACCTTGTTCCGCACGGACAAGGGTTTTATAAGGCGCAGGAGTCCGGGCTTTGGATGCCGCGATCAATTGAGTTGTTTGAAGAGCACCTGAACAACAGGGTGCTTGTCATACGCCCTAATCCCTGCCTTCGCTGGAATGCCGCCTCTGCGGTGCTTGAGGCTGACCAGAAGGACAACCGCATATTTGCCAAGAAGAAAAGCACCGGCCGTATCGACGGCGTGGTGGCTTCTGCTATGGCAATCGGTGCAGCAGAGGATGCAGTGCTGGTGGACAGCGGCGATCCTGATGACTTTTTTGATGACCCGATTATGGTAGGTATCTGATGAAGGAAAAAAAACAGCCGGGTCGCATTAAGAGCGCGATTGTTAACTGGCTCGGTGAGTCAATCGGACTGAATGATGCTGCGTTCTGGCAGGAATGGTACGGCACAAGCAGCAGCGGTAAGGTCGTGACAGCAGAGAAAGCGCTGGCGCTGGCCTCTGTTTGGGCCTGTGTACGATTGCTGAGTGAGTCAGTTTCAACTCTTCCGATGAAGGTATATGAAAGAGCAGCTGACGGCTCCCGCAAGCTGGCGCTTAATCATCCGGCCTATCAGTTGCTGTGCCGTCGCCCGAACAGCGAAATGACGCCGTCGCGCTTCATGTTGATGGTGGTTGCCAGCATCTGCCTGCGTGGTAATGCCTACGTTGAGAAAAAGATGATCGGCACCAAGCTGGTCTCACTGGTTCCGCTTCTTCCTCAGTGCATGAAGGTGGAGCGACTGGACAGCGGCGAACTGCAGTACACCTACACAGAGAAGGGCGTGCCGCGCATCATCCCGGTTAAAAACATGATGCACATCAGGGGCTTTGGTCTGGATGGCGTATGCGGAATGATGCCGATGCGTACCGGGCGTGACGTGTTTGGCGCAGCGATGGCGGTCGAAGAGTCAGCCGCAAAAATTTTTGAAAACGGTATCCAGACGTCAGGCTTCTTTCTTTCAAAGAATCTGCTGACAAAAGAACAGCGACAGAAAAACCGCGAAAACCTTAACCGGTTCGTCGGTTCGAAAAACGCGGGCAAGGTGATGGTTCTTGAGGGCGACATGTCCTACCAGGGCATCACCCTTAACCCTGAAGATGCTCAGATGCTGGAGTCACGATCATTCAGTATTGAGGAAATCTGCCGCTGGTTCCGCGTGCCGCCGTTTATGGTCGGTCACGTTGATAAGCAGAGTAGCTGGGCGTCGAGCGTTGAAGGCATGAACCTGCTGTTCCTGACAAATACGCTTCGGCCGATGCTTGTGAACATCGAGCAGGAGATATCACGCTGCCTGCTGAACGGTGATGAAGACCTGTTTGCTGAGTTCTCCGTTGAAGGCTTGCTTCGTGCCGACAGCGCCGGACGCTCCGCTTATTACACCACCGCGCTGCAGAACGGCTGGATGTCCCGTAATGATGTGCGCCGTCTGGAAAATCTGCCGCCGATTGAAGGTGGTGATATCTACACGGTGCAGCTGAATCTGACACCGCTTGAAGACTTACGCAAAAACAGCACCGCCGCAAGGGCCACGCTGTTGCGTGAAGTTCACAACGCTGTTTTCCCGGACATTCCTTTCGAACAATCACCGCTTAAACAGGCGGCTTAGGAGCACCCCCAATGACAGTAAAAAGTCTTCCGGCAGCGCCGGAGGGGCGGCCTTTTGCGCGCGAAAATCGCGATCTGCCGTCTTCTGCAATGGAGCGCTGGAACGGCGGCATCAAGGCCGCAAAGAGTGATGACAACAGCATTTCGGTATTCGACGTCATTGGCGCTGACTGGTACGGCGACGGCGTTACCGCCAGCCGCATCGCGGCGGCACTGCGATCAATCGGCGGTGCTGATGTGACCGTGAATATCAACTCGCCGGGCGGCGACATGTTTGAAGGCCTGGCGATTTATAACTTGCTGCGCGAGTACGAGGGGAAGGTCACAGTCAAGGTGCTGGGCCTTGCAGCCTCTGCTGCGTCGATTATCGCGATGGCCGGTGATGAGGTGCAGATCGGTCGCGGTGCCTTTCTGATGATCCATAACTGCTGGGTGTACGCGATGGGCAACCGTCACGACCTGCAGCAGATTGCGGCGGACATGGTGCCTTTTGATAAGGCGATGAACGATATCTATGGCGCACGAACCGGTCTGGATGCGGCCACCATCGACGCGATGATGGATGCAGAAACCTACATCGGCGGTAGCGATGCGCTTGAAAAAGGTTTTGCAGATCGTCTGCTGGCGGCAGATGAAATTGCTGATGGCGACGACAACCCAGCAGCTGCGTTGCGCAAGCTGGACGCGATGCTGGCAA